GGTGATGACATTGGAGGAAGGAGCCCAGTAGCGGATACCCGTGGGCTTCTGGTTCGTGCCGTCGTCGCGGATAAAGGCTCGGTCCTCGCGAACCGACATGGAGTTCACCAAGTCGTTTCTGACAATGCTGTCGGCCTGTGGGTTGGAGAAGCGTATCAGGTCGTTGGAGACCGGCACCAGCGTCGCCAACTTCTTCCAGGTGAGGACGATGTTGCCGAAGGACTGCTCGGAGGTCGGGACGTTGGTGGACTCGCCGATATAGTCCGACTGGGCACCGGAGGCGAGCTTGGGGATCTCCAGGGTGCCGGTATCCATCGGCATCGGCTGCGCCCCCATCCGCCTCACCAGGGTGCGGGAGTAGAGCAGTTCTATAAGCTCGGCGCTGTATTCGGGGTTGACGATGTAACCGCCAGCCGTGTCCGAGCCCTCGATAAGAGCCTTCTCTATGTCCTCGTCGCCCCAGTTGGCCCTTACATACTTGGCGGCCCGCTCGGGGTCTCCTCTGCCGACGGCCAGGGCTCGCACTATCCGGGCGGTCCCCTCGCCGGGCTGTCTCTGTTTTTTGGGCTCGGAGCCCCCGGCCACCACGCCGGAGTAGTTGGTTGCTCTTTCACCGTAAGGCGCGACGGCCTCCTGTGCCGCCCCCCTGGCGGCCTCCTGCACCTCTGCCTTCTGCTCTTCTGTTAGCGTCATCTTCTCTCCCAACTAAAAAAGCCCCCCGAAGGGGGCGACTACAAACTTCCTGTGGGCGTTCGCCCTAGACCTGGCCGGTCAAGCGCCTCACCTCCTCCCGGACGGCCTCGCCGATAGCCTCCGTTACCTCCGGGTCGGAGAGGTCCAACTCCTCGCCGCCGCCTCCATCGCCCTCCCCCATCTCTTCCTCGAAGAGGTCGGGGAAGAGGCGGCGCTCTAGAGAGTTGCGGTATTCGAGCAGGTCAACGGTGGCCTTCCCCTCAGCTTCGAGGGAGTTCAAGAGTTCGTAGGTGCGACCCTCCTCTTGCTCCCAGGGCGGGACCTTGTCGAACTCGCGGTAGTGTCTGGCCAGATGCCGTTTCACTCCGGGTATGTCGCCGTCGGGTATGTTGGGGCCGCCGCGAGCCCCCATGACCACGTTGCCCGCTGCACTGACACCTCGCCAGACGACGGCGTGAGAGCCGCTGGCGCGGTGGTGGGGGAGTTTGTAGGCTCCCTTGTTCTCGGAGTTATCCGAGTCCACCCAGCAACACATCACCTTCAGGTCGCTTACGTCGGCAGCGGCCACCTCCTTGGGCCCATCCCACTCAGCCCCTTCATCGTCTTTCGGCGTGCCGTTGCGGTGAGCGCCCGAGTAGGAGATTGCACCCTTCTCCTTATTAAAGTTACCAAGGGCATCGCGAATTCTGGCCTGGTCGTGGTCGTAAGTTATGGACAACACTTGCTCACCACTGTGTGCTACAGGATGCTGAGACGGGGAGAGCATGGCATAGACCTCCTCCAACTTCTCGCGGGGTATCCACACCCCGGTATGGGAGTCTTTCTCGTACCAGTGATCCAGTGTGGCCTCGCACCACTCCTTCAGGGGGGTGAGATCAAAAGACTTTGAAGCGTCGACGAGGGCCCGGGGGTTCGCAGGGACAGGCACGAGTGAGAACTCCAACAACTCCATCTCCTCGAAGTCGATGCCAAACGGCCTGTCATCCTCCTCGACAAAAGACCACTTGACGGGCTTGAAGCCGACGCTGGTCGCCTTCATCCATCCTCCAGCGTAAAGCTGATACAGGGTGTCGCCAAACTCGTAAGTTTCGGGCGGAGGGAACTCGGCCGTGGCCCTTAGCTGCTCGTTCTCCACCTTGATCTGGGAAGCCCGTGCCACAACGGGCTGCCTGTAATTGTGGGCAAAAAGCACCGGGCCACCGCTGGCCTCGAACTCTTTAGTCTTCCAGCCATTGACATCCAGCTTGTCGCCGTCCCGGTCCAGCTTGCCATCCGAGATAACAAACCGGAGTTTGCGGTCCTCTTCACCCTCTTGCTTTACCTCTGGAGACGCGCCCCACTTTACCATCCCCGCATCATCCGAAAAGTCATCACTCTTTCCGGCCCGCTCCTTCCACTCCTGCGGATCCAGCAGCAGCCGTTCTTCTGTATTTGCCTCAGACATCTAAGCCTCCTAATTAAAGTGCCGCGCTTTGCCGTTGGCACGAGGGTCTCCCTGTTCCTGTTGTGCTCGCCTGTCCAGCTCCTCTTTGACGAGTCTTTCCTGCTCGTCGAATACTGGTTCCAGCCCGCTCTTTATCCTCTTCTCAAATGGTTTGAGGTTGGAGTCGAACGACTTCCAGAGGGCCACTCTCTGGGCCTCACTTAAGCCACGCCCCTCTTCCATAGAGAGTTCGGGGATCGTTGTGCACCGACAGTTGACTGAAAGCCACGCCGGGGTAAAGTCTCCCGGATACATCGCCTCAAAGCCCTGATACTCAAACGGCTGACCAATGGCACGCTTCTGGCCGTCCATGTCTCTATGTGCATCACGCACCCTATTGTCCTTTGTGCTCAACCAGGACCGTCCGGGGACACCGTTCTGTACGTAGCTTTCGTGCGCCCCGGCGTTCGCAGCGGGTATCACCTCACTTCGAGCTATTGTCTGCGCCCTGCTCCCTCTCGCTCTATCGAACACCTCCTCCACTCTCCGGGAGAGTTCAGGTATACCCTCGCCCTCGGATACACCTTCCGCCAGGGCCTCGCCGAGCTCGGAGCGGGTGGTCTCGTTGATGTCGGCTATACGCTCCCCGCCACGCTCTCTCAGGAACTGCTGGACTCTGGCACTCTCGGAGTCAAACTCTCCGCCGAGTTCCTCTGCCTGTCTGCTTCCGAAGTCTGCCACCGTGTCGCGTATCACCGGGCGCAGCACCGCCGCTATCGGCCCCCACTCCAGAAGTTTTACGATAAGCTCTATGGCGCTCCCCGAAAGGGAGCGCTCCACCACCGGCTCCAGCTCCCTAGCCCCCTCCTCCTCGGGTTCGAGGGGCACGAGGGAGGGGGAGGACTGAGGCACGAGGTTGACCGGCATCATAAAGACCTGTCCGGCGTTATTTTCCAGCGGCGGCAACTCGGCCATCTCGCGCCACTCGTCGACGGTCATAGACCAGGGGGCCGCCTTGCCAACCTCTAGCTTGTGCTCCTTGTCCTCGACGACCGGGGACTCGTAGTCCAGTATCAGACGCGAGTCGAAGGCGGGCAGCAGATCGCGCTGGAGCACCGAGATAAGGCGCTCCAAGCGTGGCACCAACACCCAGCGGGTGAAGAGATAGTCAGCCGAGTGGATAGTCGCCCTGTTGCTGTCTTCGAGTTGACCCAGCAGCTCGGGCGGCACGCCGAAGGTGTGGATAACCGCATTCTTCTCAAAATCCCGCAGCTCGGTAAGCCCCATGTCCTTGAAAGACTGGGTAATCTCGTGGACGGAGATGGGACCATTCATAAAAGCAGGCCGATATGCGTTGTGGAAGCCCTCGTGGCGCTCTATCCAGCGCTGCTCCAGGCGGCGCTGCTCCTCGGCCCCCATCCCCTCGCCGGAGATCAGCAGATCGGGGCGGGCACGGTTGTAGAAGAACGCCTTGGTGTGGTGGGCGGCGTACTCGTCGGTGGCTATCTCGTCCGACAGGCTGGAGGCTATGCCCTTACCACGCCCGTAGGGATCAGCCGGGTTAGGAGATCTGAAATAGACCATCTCTGAAGCCGGAATCTCGCCACTAAAACCGCTGAAGGAGACACGGTAGAAGGGCTCCTCGGCGGTCGCTATGGCATGAACCCACGTCGGGGGCAGGGAGAGGATGTCTGTAGGGGCTCCGGCCCCGTTGCGCTCCAGCAGCCAGAAGGACTCACCGGCCAGGTCGAGGTGGAGCTGGGTAAGTTCTGCCACGGCCTGGCCTGAGAGATAGTCGTTGCCGCGCCACAGCATCTCTAGCAGGGGATGATCTTCCACCTCTATTAGCTCACCGGCCTGCTTGGACTCGGCTATGGCATTGCGGCGGGCCGCGGGCTCTTCGAGGCAGCGTATGACCTTGCCCGGCACTCTCTGGCCTCCCTGGCGAGAAGGGGCGTAGAGCCTGAAGGGTGTGCGAGAGACACCCTCGGCCACCTTACCCGCCACCGCCCGCAGCCACGGAGACTGGGAGTAGAGCGCTAAAAGCTCACCCTGACTGCGGCGGCTGGGGGCCGAAGAGCCTCCCAGCACCATATCTAAGGCCTGTCGGCCTCCGGCCTGCTTCTCGGAGCCGGAGAAGATGTTTTTAAACCACTCAAACACCTAGAAAAGCTCCCATCCCACACGACGATTATTCCTCCTCGCCACCGCCAGGGCCAGGGCGCATACACGGTCATCGTGCATTCCTTCGGGGGCGCTATAGCTAACCCCGTTGCGGCGATACTCGTATTCAAAGGCTTCAAGCTCCGCAACCAGCCCCCCATCGGGGATAACTATCTCCTGGTGTTGGAGAGCTACCGCCAGGCCCTCCATAAGCTGCTGCTTGGAGGAGCTAGTGAACTTATAGCCCTCAAAGTTAGAGCCCCCGCCTCTCTGAAGAGCTTCGAGTACTGGGTCGCCGACGCCGGTGGAGTCCACGTAGGCTGGGGCCTGACTAGTCTTTGAGCGGATGGCCTCTATAGTCTCCTGCCAGGGAGCTTGGAAATGCTCCTCCCGGCAGATCGCTCCGTCAGAGCCAAGAGCGTATCCGGCAGTGTAGTCCACACTTTTTGCCAGATCCCAGCCCCAGGCCACTGGATCATCATCCGAAAGCGGCCCAATACAAGCCCTTATCGCCTCCACCCCGAACGGGTTGCCATGGTCATCCGAAGGCTCGGCCAGATACAACTCCTGAAATACCGCCTCGGGCAGAGTGCGGCGGGCATCCTCTATCTCCTCCCGTGAGAGCACCCCGGCCCCGGCGGCCTCGTAGGCGGTGATCTTGTGGTAGCTCATGTTCGGCTCGCCAGCCTCGGCGCGGCGAGCCAGTCTATAGGCCCAGTTCTTGCGGCCCTTAACGTTGCCGATGATACGGATGGGACCTTCAGTAGCCGAGAGGGTAGAGCGTAGGGCGTGCCACGCCTCCTCCTTGCACCTAGTAGCCTCATCCATCACGGCGGCATACACATCCTCGCCATAAAGGGAGTCAGGCTTATCCGAACCCTTGAAGGCGATCACGGAGCCGTTTACCAACGTCAGGGTGAGCTCACTTTCGTTAGGCTCCGCTATGCCCGGGGTGAGACCACGCTTCATCCTGCGGAAGGCGATCTTGGCCTGTTCCCTTATAGGGGCTACCCACCAGTAGTGCCTGCCCGGCCCGCCTTCTACAAAGGCCTGCTCAAACAGCCACGCCTCAGCTCCGACAGTCTTCCCGCTCTTCGCCGAAGCCTCAGTAATGGAGTAGCGGGCATCATTGAAGAAAGCATCCTCTTGGGCACCGTACATCCAAGGCCGACGGTAACGATATCGCTTTTTCTCAGGAGTGACTATCATCTCGATCTCCGAGAGATAGAGTTACCTCTACCGGGCCCCCTCCGGCGCCGGTGTTCTCCAGCCGCTCCCGGCGACTCCACCGATCGGGAAAGCGGCGTTCTAAAAAGTCCCGCGCCGCTTGCCAGTTTTCTGGTATCTGGGCAACCCACATCTCCACCATACGCCGCTCGGCCTCGGCCTCAGCCTCCTTTACGGCGTGAAAAAACTGTAGGTACTGCCCGCTTTTGGCGTTTTCTCCCCGCTCCATCCAGTTACGAAAAGTGCGGTAAGTGATGCCAGCACGCTGGCAAGCAGGTTCGTAGTAGTTGCCCTGCCGTATAGCCTCCAGGAGATCGGCTTCAGCTTTCCGGGTTAGCTTGCTCGGAGCGCCCACGACTTACCTTCTCTTTCTGAACTCTCTTTCGAAACCGGGACCACCCCCACGAACCCCATGAGCAAATTACGGCTACGACTTCCAAAACCGGGGGGCGGCCCCTATCTAAAATTCCCCCGGCCAGCCTGGGAATAAGGACGGGAAAGGAGTAGAAGCCGGGGGAAGATACAAATCACCACGCTCTCTCCCGAATAATGGTCGTAAGTTAGAGAGAGGAAAGGGAAGAGGACGTGGCGGGGTTAAAAAAAGCTCCGGGTGGCCCCCGGAGCGTATTCTGCCCAATATTAAAGATGGTAGCACGCATCGGGGCAGGAGTGCAACCCGTCCCCTGACAACCCGGAGACTATAACGCTCCGAATGTGAGCGCCGCGGTTGGGGCCGCGGCGCTCACCGACCCCAGAGACAGGGGGAAAAGCTACAGCCCTTATATTAGCACATAACCCGGAGGCTGCGATTCACCGGCTGTGTGATCCAGCCATTATCCCTCCCCCAACAATTCTTTTAATTGTCTTGACACTATTGTCAATCCCGCTTATAGTTCAAGTGTCATCCCCGGATGGGCGAAAGCTCACCGGACCCCCCCGGGTTACGATCCGGGGGACTCTTCGTTTAGGGGGATAGTTCAAGCTGCTTCTGTGATATACTTGTGTTGAGATCTCACTAGATCTCTTTCGTCGTGTAGCCGCCGAGCTTGTCGGGTTATGCTCGGCGGCTTTTCTACTGCTCAACAACAAACTCAGAGTTGGTGTATAGTCGTCGCACTCTCCCTACCAGCGATTCGGAAGCTGCAACGGGGAGTCTCTCTAGTGGAACTCAACAGTCCCAACGGTCGCATTCTCCGTACAAGCGATTCGGAGGCTGCAACCCTCCCCCACCAAAGCATAGCGGTTTCTGTATGAAGTCGCACTCTCCGTACAAGCGATCCGGAGGCTGCAACCAGTTCTTTAGCAAAAGCCTCTGGATGTCCCCCCAAGTCGCACTCTCCCTACCGGCGATTCGGAGACTGTAACCACCAAAGATTGCTGGTACCCGTATTTCTTCTTCGAGTCGCATTCTCCGCACCAGCGGTTCGGAGACTGCAACAAGATATAGCAGAAGGGGTGAAACTCTGGGTTGGTGTCGCACTCTCCGTACCGGCGATCCGGAGGCTGCAACTGAACGAAGAAATCTCCCCATCCCGCAGAAGCTGATGTCGCACTCTCCGCACCTCGCAAGCCGGGAAATTGCAGCCAATCGCCTCCAGGTTTGCGAATACGCAATATGTAAGGAGATTCGCGCTTCACCGGGCGCAACACCTTGCTGCCCTCCACGCGGGCTCTGCGCAAGCCCATGTCCGTATTTTACCCTGCCATCTGCTCCATTGCAAGCTGGCGGACATTTTTGGCGGCATTGACTCCCCGCGGGGTGATAAACCCGCACAACGGGCAGTGGTGCTCTCTGTCGGACAGTGTCTTGTGGGCCAGCCCGCCACAGGACGAGCAGATCTGGGCGGTGTCGTGGGCGTCCACCTCCGCGTATTGCTTGCCCGCAAGCTGGCACTTATATGCCAGCATAAAGCAGAACCTCCCCCATGCCGCATCCGCCACGCGGAGGTTGAGGTGGTTGAGATCCTCGTCGGAGAGCATGCGGCGGATGTCGAAGGAGTTGACGAAGATGGCGTCGTGAGAGTCCACGATCTCCCGGCTGAGGTTGTGGAGAAAGTGGGAGCGCAGGTTCCTGATCGCCTCGTAGTGGCGGGCCACTATGACCTTCTCCTGGCGATAGCGATATGAGCCCCTCACCTTCTTGGCCATCCGCCGCTGAGCTTTCGCAAGCTCGTAGGAGTGGGTGGCGAAGGCGGAGGGGATGTCCCACACGCGCCCATCGTCGGCGGTGAGATAGTGGACAAGGCCCGGGTGGAGCGCCACCGAGCGCAGGAGATGAGGACGGGACCCGGGAGGTGTAACCTGGTTCTCTCCAAAGTCTACCACAAAGCAGACGTACCACCTCCCGGAGGGCTCGGACTTTATGTGGGCGGAGCGCACCGCCGCGTCCGCAGCCACGGGGCGGTGGTAGCGCACGGCGAGTGGCTCTCCACCTCCCGACCCC